AAGTTGCTCTGAATCCAGCCAATCGACACGCTCTACCTTGAACATGCGTAATGCCATGCCGTCCGCATAGGCCCAGGTACGTTTGGCCTCAGCCAGAAAAGCGCCAACCTTACTCATCAGTTTCTGGCGATCAACTGGCGTAACGGGTGCCTTACGGCCAGCCTTACTGGCGCGTTTGGGCTTCCATCCAAGCCGCTGCAGCTCAGCCAGCACGGCCCCGATCTGCAAAGGCTTCAAGTCTTTCGCCGATTGAACACCACTAATCCGGTCCAGCAACGCACGGTAGGTTTCGTCGTCCAGGCCGAGGTCTTTTTTAGCAATATGAATTTTGCTGAGCTGGGTGTTTCGTGTGTTCATTGCGTTCCCCTTCGCTAACAGGGCGCTCGCTGAGCGCTAGTTGAGTGCAAGCTGTTCTTGTCCATTGACCCCATGCTTCAGACGCACATCACCTGCTGCGAGGATGCCGTGCATCGCATCGGTTAACGAACGTACGCCGTTGCCCTTGCTAGCATTGCGGTCTCGTCCACTGGACTGCACAGTTTCGGGGTGATGTTTGAGCATGTACTCCACTGCGGCTGGTGATGGTTCATCGTTACCGGCAAAGGCCATAACCTGCTGGCGAACACCCCACACCCAGGCTCCGCAGAACACATCAGCGCGCTTGGTCTTGGTCGCGGCCTTGCATCGCTTCAACTGAGTGTTGATAAAGTCGCGTCGAGACTGGCGAACCTGGCGCAGTAACAGCGTCATGGTGTAGCTGGCCAGCTCTGCCAGTTCACCGATAAAGCGCCATTCACCGATGCCCGCCATGAACAGCACTTTGCAGGCATAAGCCTTAGTGACCGCGCTGGCCAGGTTGGCTTCCCATTGCGTTGGTTTGATCTTCGAGCCGCTACGGGCTGCACACTCGTACACCTCGGAGAGCTGTATGTCTGACTCCTCAAGGCGGTACTTTTCCATCAAGGCACGAGCTTGCCGCATCGCTGCTGCAGCTTCGTGCGGGTTGTCGCTCGCTGCTAGGCGCAGGAGTTTCTTGATTTTTTCCAGGGCTTTGCTGTGATCCATATTGTCCTCGGCTGCTCATCAGTACCGGACCACCACGTCCGGCAGACCAACCCGGCAAGCCGGGTGGTTTCGCATCAGTGAAGGGTGGGTTTTCCGCTGAGCCGTTCGCGAGCGGCGCGACATTTATCGCAGTCGCAAGCCGTTGCTACCTCCCGAATGATCTTAGGCACATGGCTCACTAAACCAAACGCCAGGCGGGCCGCTGGCCCTTGAGGAGGAGGACCGGAGAGATTCACGACAATGCCAAAATCATCGTCGTCTTTGATGGTGATGGTGTACTCAGCCATGGGGTGCTCCTTAGCGTTGCTTGTGGAAGGTGATGTGGTAATCGCGGGCAATTTGACGCACGTACTTTTCGCTCATGTGGTGCTTACGGGCTATCCACCTAGGGGAGTTACCCATGGCTGCATCAGCCATAATCAGTCCCGCATGCTTGTCGGCATCAACTGTCGGGGCTTCGGGTTCTTTAGGTACGACAACCTCCGGAATTACCGCAGGGGCGGTCGGTGCAAACAGATGGGCATAGACCGGGGAGCGCTCCGGGTTGATGGTGAAGGTCGCGGGGGCGCTGCTCATCTTGTGGCCGACTTCCTGAATCTTGCCGCCACGCACCACGAACTCCGCTGTCAGGCGTTCAAGGTTGGCGCGCTCGATCTCGTGTTGCGCCGAGTGGATCGGCAGTGGATCGTTCCGGGTACCGTGATAGCGCTCCATGATCAGACCCCCAGCGCACGAAAGCCGGATTGATTGTTTTCGCCTAAGAGCTGAATGAACTGCGCGATGGCGGTAATGCCCTCGCGTTGCCCCTGGGCGGTGCGTACACCGGGAACAAACAGCGTTGTCTTATCTGACTCAGCATTGGCCGCTAGGATCTGGCGAACAGTGTTGTCCTCCCCCTCGGCCAAGCCAAATGCCCCTTCTGGGACATAGCAACCAAAATCGATGTGGCCGGAAATGAAGCAATAAGCGGTGACGGTCTTTTTCATTTCATACCCCCGCAATATCGAGGCTGATGGGTTCGTACTGGTCGGTATCACCGACACGCTGATACACGCGGATGTAAGATTTGGAACCCACCACCTGGCATGCGTCGCCAATAGCCTGCATAGCCCGCTGCCAGCGTTCATCGGTGATTTCGAGGCGACGTAAAGCCAGCACACGAGCGGTGCGAATGTCACCTTTCTGGTCAGTACGGAAGGCGTCATTTACCAGCGTGACTACCTCAGGACGTGCACCAGCCGTCCAGTCACGCAAGCACTCGTCGATCAGCGCTCTAGCGGCCTGCAAGCGTTCATCAAAGGCAATGCTTTCCTGGACTGCACGCATGATCTTGTAACGACCGTCAAAGCTGATCAGGCTGACATTGCCCTTTTTTCCGCCGATCTGGGCGCCGTACTGCTCGGCGCTGAGTTCGACAAAGGCTTCAATGTCACCGAAAGCAGAAGCCTTGAACTGTGTCAGGACTTCCTGGATGGCGACGGCTTGAGCGGCCAATTTGAGAACCAAGGTGTCCCGCTCAAGGTCAATGGGCTTGATCAGGACTTCAGGGATCAGCCGCTTTTGCGCGTCAACCCTGTAGCCGTCGGGAATGGTTTGTTGTTGGGTCATTGTCAGTTCCTCAATGGACGGTGCTGTGGGCCCAGTCTTCTGGACGGGTTGCGCTGATGGGCTCGCGCCATTCCAGGGTCACGCCCTGGAACTGCACGACATAACGGGTGCTACCGGCGCTGGGATGCCGTTGGTAGCCAGTGACTGGTTGAGTGCCGACAATCTTGAATCCAGCAGCAGGTTCGATAGTCAGGCTGTTTTCCATAGGATCAATGCGTAGCAAGCGAACGCCCATCTGTTGCAACGTCCGTGCGCACTGATTGAACACCCGCAGGCGGTCGGCCAGGCGCGGGGTCAAGACTTTCAATGGAGTACAACTAGTGGAGGCGAGCATGTGCATTCTCCTGGTTGCAGCAGTCGGGGTTGATCGGGCAATGCTGGCAGGCACGCCACCGCTGCATGGCCTGTGGGTTATGGGTCGGTGCCGGTTTTTCGCGATAGCTTTGGCACTGATCGCTGGTGACGCTGTCGTCGAGGGCGACACATTCAATGCGACCCAGGGTTTCCATTACCCGCCGCTCAACACCAGCAGTACTGGGTGATGAGTAGCGGTTGGAAAGGACCAGACTGACAGTCGTGCGGCTCATGCCAATGCGCTGACTGGCCTTCGTTTTGTTGGTGGCTGCAACTTCGGCGGCTAGGAGGCGCACGAACAACGGCGCGTCCTGGCCCCAGGCAGTGAGATTGACCTGGTTCATTCGGGCACCACCTGGTCGGCTTTACGCCACACCACTTGATCTAGATTCGGATCGTAGACCTGGTCAAAGTCGCGCTGGTAAATCGGGTGCTTTGGACCGGTATAGCGCGATGGAATCAGGCGAAAGCGCGTTTTAAAGCCTGCGGTGCCGCCCCGGCGCGTCAGGTAGCCAGCCTTTACCAAGCCCGACAGATATACGTGAGCGCCAAACTCGCTGATTGATACGCCGTTTACGCTGGCAGCGGCGGATGCCTCGGCCGCGCTGAACTCGCCAAGGATGCGCAACGCCCGCCAGATGTTTTCTACACCACCTGCGTGGGTCGAACGCTTGCCGTGATGGTTGACCCGTGGTGCTTCGACGCCTTCATCTTTGAGCAGCGCCCACTCGGAATCGCGACGGTCGATGTTACGAATTTTGCTGACAATCCCGGCCTTTTCCATATCTCGGAAATAGGCGCGTACGGCTTGATCATCTTGGTTCGATTTGCGCGCAACAGCGTAGATTGTCAGTGCTTTAGGTCCGGCGTTGACAGCTCGGATAGCTTCCCAAATGTATTGGCGAGGGGACTTACCGCCCACCATCACCAAATCGGCTCTGATTCTTGGCATCCCTCAAGCCCTCCGCGACGGCGCATCGCCGGTAAACCATCCGCGTGTGCCCCATCCGGCAAGATCAATGTTGTCGATGGCCTGTGCTTGAGTTTCGCTGTAGACCTTGTAGAGGTTGACGGCAACACGGCGCAGGCATCCGCTGACCTTGACTCGCAGATCCTCTAGCAAATCGTCGGAAAAACGCAGCTTCGGATAGCTGGCCTGGGCCAAAGCGCGCAGATCGTCGAGGGTAGCGCGCTGCGCGGGTACCCATTCCAGCACGCGGTTATGCAGGCGCTCCAACTTGGCCAAGCTGGTGGGCACGCGTTCCTCACCGATCAGAACGATGGTGCCTTCGCTGGCGTTGTAGATGTCGGTCAGAACATTGGCAACTGCCTTTTCGAGCAGATATTGCACGTCGTCAATCAGCAGAGGGCGACCGCTGCGGGACAGCTGTTCGGCGACCTGGTCAACCATCACCGACAAAGTGGTACCAGGTACGATGCCCATTTCGCGCAAGATGGCTTGAAGAAAGGCCTTCTTACTCCATGTGTCGCGGCACTCCACATAATAGGCACGATGCTGGTTTGCGGCAAAAGCAGCACCAACGCTTTTGCCCAGACCGCTTGCACCGTACATGACCACCACCCCAGGTAACCCTTCCGGGCGATTATGGGTGCGGGAAATAGCAGCGGATAAGAGTCCGACGTTGGTCAAAGGTACGATCTTATTAACACTCATAATTCGACTCCTGGAGGTTGCGGGTTAAGCGCGGGCTTGGTCGGCAAAAGCAAACATCTGCTGAATCGACGTGAAGTCCGAGTGCTGCGGGTAACGTGAATGCCACTGGCTTTCTTCGGGAGTCAGCGAGTCGCCGCTGGTGAGGCGAGCGTCGAGTTGATGCCAGAATCGGTAGCGGGCGATGGGGTCGCCTGGTAGTTCGAATGTCGGCGCCTGCGGTGCCGACAGTTGGGCAAATCGCCGGGCCTCGGCGAGTTGCTCAGGCGACAGGTCGTACTGGCTTGAATGGCCGGGGATAACGCGCATTTCAACGTCGTGCCCAGTGATGGTTTTGGCTTTTTTAACCAAGCGGCTCAGTTGGCCGCGTTCGCGTTTGTCGCTGGCTCTTTCCAGCATGGATTTCGGCATGGCCGGACTGACGTTGCCATCGAGCAGCGCTTCGCCGATCAGATCGCCCTCAAGGGAGTGGACCCAAACACGACTGGCGTCACGGAAGTCATAGGCGACGCGGACCTGTTCCCCATGGAAACCGTCCAGGTCTTTGAGAAAGTAGGTGCCGTTATTCCATTGCACCTGGCAACGGTGGACCGTGCGTTCAACTTGAGGCCGGGTCAGGCTTTCAACGATGTCGGCACTCGCTAACAGCGGCTCCCAGCCTTCGGCCTCTGCTGCTTTCCAGGCTTCCATGGGGCTTTGATGGCGCTTGCGCATGGTCTGGAGGTCACGAAACCTCGGCAACCCTCGGTGTGGGCGACGGTTGTAGTCGTCGAGCGCTTGTTGCAATGCAGCAAAGAACACCGAGAATTCCGGCACGACCGTTGGCGCCATGCCCAATGCAAGCTGTTTGCGGGAGAGTTTGTGGGTTTTGGTGGCGGCCTCTTTATCCATGTCGGCGCCGATGTAGCTGTCGAAGGTTTTTGCGAGCCTAACCAGAATGGTTTTGTGAGGCCGCTCGATCACGCCACGCGCCTGAGAGTTGTAGGGCAGTGAGTGTGTAATAGTGCCGCCCAGGCGATCGTTTACTTCGGAGACAACGGCGTTGTCAAAGCCGCTGCCGTTGTCGACGTAAAACACTTTGTACATGCCGCACCGACTTACACCGTCGCGCAAGGTATCCAATGTGGCCAAAGTCGACTCGGCCAAGTTGACCGAGAAGCCGACGATGCGTCGAGTCCCCCAGTCAATGACCATGGTGATTTCAGGGCGGAATATTTGCCCTGTCAGTGGGTTCATGACTTCCGCGTCAAAGGTATGACCGTCGGCCACCCATACGTCATTTGGCCAGAGCATGTCGGCTTGACGACGGTTGTACGCTTTTAGAGCATTCAGCTCGTGCGGTCCCATACGGCCACGTTCGCGGACTGACGGACTGAGCTTTTTCAGCCAGCGGCGCACTGCATGAATACTGGGGCAAACGCTGGACTGGGTGCCCTGGTGTACCTGTTTGAATTGTTCGTATGCCGCCTCGACACTCGGCTTTTGCGGACGCTGGTAGTGCTTGAGGAATTCCTCTGCCCAGGTAGGAACGCTCATGTCTTTTTGACGGCGGGCTGGGGCCAGGCCTATTTCTCCATGGGTGCGGTAGTCGGCCAACCAGCGCTTGAGCGTGCGCTCCGACAGCGTGCGGCCTTCTGTCTTGCGGTCGTTGGCGCGGATGACTCGGTCAGTCAGGTAGGGGCTGAGGTCGCCGTTTTTCGCCAGTTCGACCAAGGTTGATATAGCGCGGTTTTGGCTTACGACCTTGCTCATGCGTTCGATTTCACGCACGAATGAAAGACGGGCACTCATCACAGAAGACTGTGAATCGTTCAAGCGTGAAGGCCTTTCTAAGCCGGGTCCTGTATTAATTACATGTGGCTGAATGATGTGTTCCGGGCTTTCGTTGATGACAGCTGAGGCTATTAGGGCCGATTGCGTCAGCTTCGGAAGCATCGAGAAGGCATATTCGCGGCCTCCGCCTTGGCCGAGACGTAGTTGACACTCCCAGCGTTCACGCCTAGCGCGGTGATTGATGCCCTGAACCGTTCCAGGCAGCCCCGGCAGGCCTATAAGCTCCTGAGCTGAATACCAATTACGCATGGTTGTTGCCCTCCGCGCACGACGCTCGTCGAACACAAGAAGCAATACCTGAGCAATGCTGAATGTCAGGCACCCGGGCAATACGATTGGCACGCTCCATTGTTTGAAGCGTTTGCCGTATTTGTGCTTTATATCCTGATGTAGGGAGACCAACGTTCATTTTGGCTCTCCGAGCATACGTTTCAGCTCTCTGGCCTTGCGGGTAGCATCGGCGGCTACGCGTTCCCAACGACCTAACTCGGTATCCAACGCTTCGCGCCCATAGGCGACACGCCCCCCACGCAGGTGCACCAGCCAATTGGTTAGTGTGTGGGTGGCGCATACCTCTTCGAGTAACGGTGCTCGATATAAGGGAAGGTTGTGATCAATGCGAGCAGGGCTAGACCAAGCGTCAAGCATGTTTTTGCTCACCTCATCGCCAGATAATCGAGACATGCGAGCGGCGATCTCGTAACGATCTAACTCAGAATGCTTGAGGATCTCGCTGACCAGCTCACTGACGGCGACGGCATAATTGCCGTGGCCAGGTATCGACAGTACGGGCTGGGGAACGGCGAAAATGTCTAACGTTCGGTCATCTTTGACTTTGCGCATGTCTATCCCCTCGTACCGCTTTTACGATGCCGAAGGTCATAGACTGAGTTATGATCTTTGGTGCTTGAGGCGTTTTTCTCTGCACGATTTGGGCGAGAACGATGCGGTGAGTCACTGTTAGCCCAGCGCTCCGGCCAAATTGCGGCAGGCTTCAAGCCTAAAGCTGCAGCAATAGCTCTCTCCATGCGTGGATAGGCAGTGCGCTTGACGTTTTTGACTGCCGTGTCAGAAACTTTGAGGGCACGGGCCAACTTGGCCAGCGACGTACCACGGGTGCGAAGCTGGTATTTGATCCATTCCCAACGAAGCCCTGGATCAGATGGTATTTCGGGTTTGTTCATGTCGGCGTCCATTTTCAACCACCTGACGGGGTGGTTTTTTTGGGTTGTCTAACGTCTCTTACGACATAAACATAGAACTCTGGAGCTTGAAAATCAATACCAAAGAGCTTTTTTCAGCTTCCAATACTCTCTCCGTGGTGCGATTTGTGAGGAATGTATAGTGAATTCAAAGACTTGGTGAAACTTGAAAGCTGAAAAAAATAAACCCGAATTACTTTCAAGTTCGATTTCAGGACTTGAAAACGGAAAATTCAGCGAGCGCCTGAAGCAGGCTATCGCTGGTCGGTCGGTTTTGGGGTTCTCAAAAGACTGTGGTATCAGCGACAGCTTGATTAGGAAGTACCTTGCTGGCTCTCTCCCTGGTACTGACAACCTTGTTGCGATGGCTCGCGCAGCTAATGTGAGTATTGGATGGTTGGCCGCTGGTGAGGAGCCGATGCACCCTCAAGCAAGCTCGGCGGTCGACACAGCGAACGGCGTATATGCTTACGTACCTCTATACGATGCTCGTTGTAGCGCTGGACATGGCTCATGGACCGAGGGTGCAACGGTTCTAACTATGATTGCCTTTACTGCCTATTCGCTCCGAAAGCATGGATTAGCTCCATCAAGGCTCTCAGCAATTCAGGTTGTCGGGGACTCGATGGAGCCACTTCTGACTGATGGGGATACTGTAATGATTGACCATAGTCGCCAATCTCTGGAAGGCGAAGGTGTCTATGTGGTGCATCTGGACGGGCACCTTTACGCCAAACGTCTGCAGCGACAGTTCGACGGTTCAATACAAATCATCAGTCAGAATAAGGAGTACAAAAGTATGGTGGTCCCCAAGGATCGGTTAGACGAGCTAAGCATCATCGGACGTGTAGTCTGGGCTGGCGGCTGGATTTAGTCTTTGCGTAGCTGATGCCAAAAAGCCCGCTAAATGCGGGCTTGTCGCTCAAAGTAGGTCTTTTTTGGTTTTGCAGCTATTTGGCATCAGTTTGTCGCTTGCCACTAGCTGAAGCTGGCCGCAACACCCCGGTTTGTCTGGTTTGTCACGTGTTGTCCTGATTAATCCCGCCTCTTCCCACCGGATTCCCCTCGGTGCCAAAGCTGTCACTAACTCACACTCGCTTCGCATCGTGGTTAGCGTTGGCTAATACAACATTGTGTAGATACCCATGGCTATCGGGGGCAAGCCCCCTCCCACTTTTTTGACTGTATTTCAGTCAGGGTTTGGTAGCGCCTGGGCGGTACATTTTGAACAGCGCCTCAGGGCCCAGTTGAAAGTAATCCGCCGGGCCACCGCCGCGCAAAATCGGCTCGGCGGCGGCGGTGTCGTACACCCCATCCTTGAGCAACCATTTGGCAATGTGCACCGCGACCACTTCGCCCAGCACCAGCCAGCTTGGCACCCGTTGCTTGTCAGCCCGTTGCAGTTGGATGATCTGCGTGACCTTGCACTCGAACGATACCGGGCTCTCGCCCACCCGCGGAACGCTCACGATCTTCGAAGCCACCGGTGTCAGCCCGGACAACTCGAATTCGTTCACCTCTGGTCCTACCGCCGCGCAACTCTGGTTCATCTGCTCGGCCAACGGGCGGGTGGCCAGGTTCCAGACAAACTCGCCGGTCTGTTCGATATTGTTCAGGCTGTCTTTGCGCCCGACACTGGAAAAACCAATGATCGGCGGAATGTAGTTGAACGCGTTGAAGAAACTGTAGGGTGCCAGGTTCAGGCGGCCGTTGCTGTCGTGTGAGGAGATCCAGCCAATCGGCCGTGGACCG